CTCAAGAGGAAACTTTTGATTATATTAAATATATGTTATTAAATGAAGTTGACGATTTGACATTAAAATATATTTGTTTAAATCAAGATATTTCTGAACGTATTGAAAAATATATTAATATGCCAATGACAGCAACTAAAATAAATAACAGGGGTAATAACAATAGAACGAGTAAAAGTTATGTAACTTCAGAGGTTATTTATTTTTGGATGATTACTCTAAATATACCACTGGAATGTGAATATTGGCATTTAAATAAATTATTAACATTAATACGAGTTTGTGAAATAAAATCTCAACCACCTAAGAAAATGTCTCAACAAGATGCTAGAGCATATCAAGCAAGAATAAATGCTGAAAGAAGAGCAAAAATGAAAAAGAAAGGATGATGTTTGTGAGTATTACTGTATTTCTATCTGCTGGGCATGGTGGATCAGATCCAGGTGCCGTGGCATATAATTTAAAAGAAAAAGATATTAATCTAAATACATTATTAGCTTGTAATGACATATTATTAGAACATGGTATTAGAACAGTATTGTCTAGAACAACCGATGAAAATGATCCAGTCGGTGAAGAAGTAAGAGAGGCTAATGCTTCTAATGCTGCGGTGGCGGTTTCTTTCCATGCTAATGCAGGAGGAGGAGATGGATTTGAAGCCTATTGCTGGTCATCTAATGCCGCTAGCAAAAAGTTAGCACAGTTATGTGAAAAATATGTTAAAGAATTAGGTCAAAATTCTAGAGGTGTAAAATCTGGAAATCATTTATATTTTATTAAAAATACAAAAATGACAGCTGTATTATGTGAATCGTTCTTTGTTGATAATGACACTGATAATGATATCGGTGATACTGTTTCAGAACAAAGAGCGTTTGGTGTAGCTTATGCAAAGGCTATCTTAGAATATTTAGGCATTACATATGGTCAAGATACAGTAACTGGAACACCTATTGTTACGCAACCAACTCCAGGTAAACCAGCTGGTTATGATGAATGGGTTGCTAGATTACAAGCAGAATGTAATGCCCAAGAATTCTCTAATCAAAAAGTTGATGGATTACGTGGACCAGTTACATTAGCTGGATGTCCTACATTAAGAATTGGTGCCGAGGGTAATATTACAAGATTGGTGCAAGAAAGATTAAGAAGTGTAGGATTTACAAAACTTAGCGTTGATGGTAAATTTGGTAAGAAAACTAAAGAATCTGTAAAAGTATTCCAACGTAATCGTAAACTAGACGATGACGGTATTGTTGGAAGAAACACATGGAACTGGTTATTGAAAGGTACTGTGATGTAATATGATTGGCGTTAAGGTATCTGGTAATACAATATTTCCAAAGACACAGAATCGTTTAAAAAGAATGAAAAAATCAGATGCCGATATTATTAAGGTATTAGATAAATATGGCAAAATTGGTGTTGAAAAATTAAAAGTCGCAACTCCTGTGCGAACTGGATTAACTGCAACATCATGGTATTACAAAATTGAAAGTAAGAATGGAACTCATAAATTATTGTTCTGTAACTCAAATATTCAAAATGGAATACCAATTGCTATTATATTGGATACTGGACATGCCACTAAAAATGGAGGATGGGTAGCCGGACGCAATTATATCGATCCGGCACTCTCTCCTGTTTTTTCAAAAATAGCATCTAAAGTATGGCGGGAGGTGACTAAACTATGAGTAAATTATACGAAGAACAAGTAGTGTCGATGAAATTCGACAATAAAAGTTTTGAAAAAGATATAAACACTACTTTATCATCTCTGGATAAATTAAAAGAAAAACTTAGTTTTAAAGGTATAAAAGACGGTTTCTCTTCTATATCAAAATCTGCAGGTGAAGTTAAATTAGATCCTATTGGAAAATCAGTAGATGTATTACAAGCTAAATTTTCAGCTTTAGATGTTATGGCAGTTACAGCATTAGCTAATATCACCACGGCTGCTATGAATACTGGTTCTAAAATAATCAAATCATTGACTATTGATCCTATATTAACAGGTTTTCAAGAATATGAAACTAAAATAAATGCAGTACAAACAATCATGGCAAATACCGCAAGTAAGGGTACTACAATGGCTGACGTCACTGCTGTTTTGGATGAATTAAATACATATGCTGATAAAACAATTTATAATTTCGCCGAAATGACCCGAAATATAGGTACGTTTACAGCAGCGGGTGTTGGATTAAAAGACTCAGCATCTGCAATACAAGGTATTTCAAACTTAGCTGCTACTTCTGGTTCTAATGCCCAACAAGCAGCTACAGCGATGTATCAGTTATCTCAAGCATTGGCTGCTGGTAGAGTTCAATTAATGGACTGGAATTCCGTAGTTAATGCTGGTATGGGTGGTGAAAAATTTCAAGAGGCTTTGAAACAAACTGCCAGAGAACATGGTATAGCGGTTGATGAAATGATTAAAAAGAATGGATCATTCCGTGACTCATTACAAGAGGGTTGGATTACTGCCGATGTATTAAATACAACATTAAAGAAATTTACTGTAGAAGGAGCTACAGAATATGCCAATGCTATGATGGCATCTGGTAAATATACAAAAGAACAAGCGGATGCATTAATTGCAAATGCTCAAATGATGGAAGATGCTGCTACAAAAGTAAAAACGGTAACACAATTGTGGAGCACCCTAAAAGAATCAGTGCAATCTGGATGGGCTCAAACTTGGGAATTAATAATTGGTGACTTTGAAGATGCTAAATACTTATTAACTAGCATTAGTGATTTTTTAACTGGTATTATCGGAAAATCATCAGAGTCACGTAATAATTTATTAAAAGCGGGACTCGGTTCTAGATGGACTGAATTCACCGCTCAAATAAATGAAGCTGGTATTAGTACTGACGCATACACTGAAAAAGTAAAAGAATTAGCGCGTCAAAATGGAATTGCTATTGATGATATGATAACTGAATATGGATCGTTAGACCGAGTTTTAAACAAAGGTAAAATATCATCAAATATATTACGTGATGCTTTAAAATCATTTACAGCTACTGCAGATGGTTCTAATGCGAAACTTGTTGAATTAAGAGATACAGTCGACCAAACTGGTTCTGCAATAAATACCATGACTGAAGAAATGGGTAGAATGACAGGTAGAGAACTATTATTTGATAGTTTAAAAAATACATTACAACCAATTGTTTCGATATTAGGAGCTATTGGAACTGCTTGGCGTGATGCGTTTCCTCAAATGCAAGGAAGTACGCTGTATAATATTATAGCTGGATTCAACAGTTTTACTAAATATTTAGTTATATCCGAAAAGAATATTAAAAATATAACTAATACATTCAGAGGTCTATTCGCAATACTAGATTTATTTGCAAGTGTTGTTTTATCACCTTTAAATTTAGGATTTAAAATTCTCGCCGAAGTTGGAAAACAATTATTTGAGGCTTTGGGTTTTGTTAATACTGGAATACTCGATATTACTGGAAATATTGGTTCTGTAATAGCTAGTTTTAGAGATTGGTATGAGGAACACAGTATTTTAAACCGAGCTGTCGAAATAACAGCTAGTTTAATTGTCGGTTTGATTAGAAATATAGCCGATTTTGTAAAGACACTATATCAATTAGCGCCTGTTCAAATGAGTATTAAAGCTGTAACTAATTCACTTGATTTAATGGGACAAATTATAGATATCTACTTTATACAAGGTGCTAAAGCAGTTCATAATTTGGTTGAAAATTTGATGAAGATGGATAGTTTAACTCTAGATGGGGTTATATCAGCATTTAAAACATTTAAAGAGGAGTTTATTGATTATATAGCAGACTTCGATAATATTCCAAAGGATATTATGCAAGGTTTAATAAATGGTATAAATGACGCTAAAGAAGGTGTCTTTAAAGCAATGCGTGAAGTCGGAGAAGGTATTTTAGAAGCCATAAAAAGCGTTTTACAAATTCATTCACCATCAGTCAAAATGACCGAAATTGGTAAATATGCTATGGAAGGTTTTTTAAATGGTGTCAAATCCATATTTGGTACAATCTTCGATGTTATTGGAGATTTTATTAATTCTTTCATGAGTATATTTAATGGTATCGCTTTAGGAGATGTATTTATCGTAGGGTCATTAGCCGGTATATTCATAACGATGAATAAAACATTAGGCGTTTTGAAAAAATTTGCTACCCCATTCGAAATGATAGGTGATGTGTTTAAATCGTTATCTGGTGTTTTAGATAGTGTATCAGGAATGGTTGATGCTAAATCTAAAAAGATAAAATCAGAGGCTATTCTTAATATTGCCAAAGCTATTGGTATATTAGCAGGTTCATTGATAGCATTGACATTAGTCGACCAAGGAAGATTAACATCTTCGTTAGCCATTTTAGCAGGTTTAGCTGGTGCATTATTATTATTGGCTAAAGTATCTGAAAAAGTTGGTGCTGGTGGAATGGCATTTGGTAAATTATCACTTATGATGCTTACTATGAGTACATCAATTTTAATAATGTCGTTCGCATTAAGAACATTATCAGGAGTAGATCCAAAATCAATGGGTGTTACATTAACATTACTAGGCGGTGTTTTAACAGCCTTTTTAAGTGTTATTGCTATATATGGTAAATTTGTTAGTGATGAGGCATCCAAAAGTATTAGTAAAGCCGGTTCATTGATGCTTAAATTATCTATATCTTTTGGATTAATGGCAATAGCTGTAAAAGCTATAAGTTTATTATCATATGAAGAAATGGGTAAGGCAGCAGTCTTCGCAGCTGGTGTTACAGTATTGTTTGGAGCTATCAGTATTATATCTAGAATCGCTGGAAATAATGCGGATAAAGCTGCAAAACTAATCACTAGAATGACTGTAGCATTAGGTTTGATGGTCGGTGTTGCAAAATTAGCAGCTATGTTAAGCTATGGAGAGTTAGTAAAGGCATTGACTTTCGTAACTGGTGTAGGTGTATTATTTGCAATTATTATAGGTGTTACTGCCATTGCTGGTAATAATGCTGATGAAGCTTCTAAAATGATATTAAAAATAGCTGTTGCACTTAGTATTGTGGCAGTTGCTGTTAGAATTATTTCAGGACTGTCTGAAAAAGATGTTGAAAAGGGTATTAATGTCGTTAATGGATTGTTAATCATGTTCGGTATATTAATTGGTATTTCCGCTTTGGCTGGTGATAATGCTGATAAAGCTGGAAATATGTTATTAAAAATGTCTGTGGCAATTGGTATATTAGCAATTACGATACGATTAATAACAGATTTGAAAGAAAGTGAAATTGATAAGGGTATATCTGTAATAACAAAAGTTGGAATATTATTTACAGCAGCGATTGGAATCTCATTATTTGCAGGTCGTAATGCCGATAAAGCTGGAAATATGTTATTGAAAATGTCGATTGCTATTGGTATATTAACGCTATCTATTCGATTGATTGGTGACATGTCAATGTCAGACATCGATAAGGGTATGAAAGTAATAAACGGTGTTAGTAAAGTATTCGCAGCGATAATGTTAATGTCCGCAATTGCTGGTAACTTTTCAATGGATACAAAAACAATGGTGTTTTTAACTGCATATATGATTGGTTTATCCGGTGCTGTATATATTTTAGCTCAACTTCCTATACGAAATGTTGAGAGAGTTGCTAAGAGTTTAATAGTATTATTAACTGGCATATCTGCATCAATGATAATATTAAGTAAGGTTAGTCGCATATCACCAACTGTGATTTTAGGTATGACTGTAATGACTCTTGCAGTTGCTGGTATTGCCGCCGTGTTAGGTATATTATCTAGTATGAATATTTCAATATCTATAGAAACGGCAACATCATTGTCTATTTTATTATTGGCAATGTCTGCAGCCTGTGTGGTATTATCGACAATTGGTGCTACAGGACCAGCTGCATTTATAGGTATCGGAGCACTGATAACATTAGTAGCGGGTCTGGGTACTTTTATTGCCGCTATAGGGGCTCTAAATCAGAAATTCCCTCAAATAGAATCATTTATGGATTCTGGTATTCCATTATTAGAAAAAGTTGCATATGCTATTGGTTCATTTGTAGGTAATATAGTAGGGGGATTTGCGTCTGGTATTATGAGTAGTTTACCAGATATTGGTACTAAATTATCAGAATTTATGACTAATTTAAAACCGTTTATAGAAGGATGCGCGAGTATAAACCCTTCCATTGCCGATAGTGCATGGGCGATTGCTAAGACAATATTAGCTTTAACTGCTGCAGATGTAATTGATGGATTGACATCATGGATAACTGGTGGAAATTCATTATCTGAATTTGGTGAAGAACTGGCTCCCTTTGGTGCTAGTTTAAAAGAATTTGCCAATAGCGTGACTGGTATAGATGCGGGTGCGTTAACAGTCGCTTCTCAAGCTGCTGAAGCACTTGGTAATATGGCAGCGTCATTACCTAATAGTGGTGGTATTGCCGAATGGGTTGCTGGTGGTAATGACCTTACTGATTTTGCAAAACAATTAGTACCATTTGGGAAGAAGTTAGTAGAATATTCAAACGCAATACAAGGTATAAATGTTGATGCTATTAAGAATTCAGCTTCTGCTGGTAGTGCTTTATCAGAATTAGCATCATCATTACCTAATAGTGGTGGATTGATTGAAAAATTCACTGGTGATAATAATATTGTTGATTTTGCTAAACAATTAGTACCATTCGGAAAGAAATTAGTGGAATATTCAAACGCAATACAAGGTTTGGATATTGATGCTATTAAATCTTCGGCTTCTGCAGGTAATGCGTTATCTAAATTAGCATCATCATTACCTAATAGTGGTGGTGTTGCTGAATTTTTCGCGGGTGGTAATGACATTTCTGAATTTGGTGAAGAACTTAAAACATTTGGTAAGTATATTGCAGCATATTCGAAATCAGTAGCTGGTGTAACCCCAGAATCAGTAGAGGCATCTAATAACGCCACTAAGATTGCTAAAAAAATAGCATCGTTAATTGGATCTTTATCTGAAGTAGACACGTCTGGAGTAACCCAGTTTAAAAGTGCTGTTACTGAATTAACATCAATTGATGTGAGTTCATTATCGAGTGTTCTTTCTGGATCAAAGGAATCGATTAATACTATCGGAAGTACTTTAATCAACAATATGATATCTGGGATGAATACAAAAAAAGAATCATTCAACAATAGTCTTAAATCAATAGTTAATAGTGCAATAAATTCATTAAAAGATAAAAAAGAGTCATTTAAAGAACTTGGAGTTTCATTCGCAACTAAGATAACATCTGGTATAAAGAGCGGAACCGAATCTATAAAAACAACTATGGCGAAGGCTGTTAACGGAGCCGCGACTGCTGCCAGAGATAAAAGAACATCTTTTTATAATGCTGGAGAATATGTAGCTAAGGGATTCGCCAAAGGTATTAAAGATACAACATATTATGCTGAATTAAAAGCAAAAGCAATGGCCGATGCGGCTGCTGAAGCTGCTAGAAAAGCTCTTGATGAACATTCACCATCTAGAGTATTTGCTAAAATCGGTGAGTTTGCAGGTCTTGGTTTTGTTAAAGATTTAGCTAAATACATTGTTGAAGCTGAAAAGATAGGTCGTGATATTGGTAACGCAAGTGCTAATGGTTTACGTTCTGGAATAGATGCTCTCACTGATATTGGTATGCCATATGGTGATATCGGTAGTACAATAACTCCGATGATGGATGTTTCTAAAATACAAGATACTTTGAATAATCTAAGCAATGCTTTTAGATTACAAATATCTGCAGATGTTGTAGCTAATGTATCATCTATTGATAACTTAATGAGTCAAACTAGTCAGATTGATGCTATTCTAGATAAATATACTTCTAAGATTGATAATATGTTAAGAACTATATTGGAAGAAATACAATCGGAAGATGATGATAAAGTATATATTATCGAGGTACCACTTGTTGCAGAAGGACGTGAAATAGCACGGGCATCAGCTAGATATATGAAAAAAGAGATTGAAAAAATAGACAAAAGAGATGATAGAAAAGGAGGTAATAAATAGTGAATGTTGAAAAATATTACGAAAATTTACCTCTACCAGGTTGTGCCATGTCTGTAAATGGTGAATATTTAGAAGAGGTTATACGGGGTTATATGACCTCTTCTGTTTCTGGTAGAACGTCATTTTCATCAGATATTAAAAATGTAGAGATTGGTAGAACCAATGGATCTCGGTATATTAATAAAAAAGATAAGTCTAAAACTATTACTGTTGCATTTGCATTGGTATCTCAAAATGAAACTAAACATTATGAGAATATTAACAAAATAAATAAAATATTACACGATGAAAATTTACAAATAATATTTAAAGATCAAGATTATATGTATTATACATGCAATTGTGATTCTGTGAATATACAAGAATTTGATGCTGGTGGTAGTGGTGTTATAGCTTGTAGTGGTCAAATATCACTAACATTATCAGACCCTTATAAATATTCAACTAAACTGTATGAAGTTGAGCCTTCTTTAGATGATGGTTATACTTTTTCCGTTGATTATAGGGGTAACGTTCCAGCAAAACCGATTTTTGAAGCTACTATGAAATCTGACAATGGTTTTGTTGGTTATATCGACCAAGATGGAAATATATTGCAATTTGGAAATGTTGATGAAGTAGATAAAGATCCATATGAACAGAATGAATATCTAGTTGGATTACCAACCATTATTGAAGCATCCGATGATGTTGGTGGTAAGGATTATTTACATCCATTGTATGGTACTAAAGGTACTTTAACTACTACTAATTGGTTTGATAAAACATTTTTAAGATTGGGAACTGCTGGAGAACGAGTTGGTAATGCTAATGGTGGTTTGAGAACAATTACAATACCAGCTGATTCAGAGGGTGTGACTGGTGCTAAAAATTGGTATTGTTATATGCATGTGTTATTTTATGCTGGCCTAATGGGACAAACTGGAGAAATGAGTGTTAGTTTTTTAACAAAAGATAATAAATTAATCGCGGCTTATAACTGGCACAAAGGTGATACTACTGGTAATACTGGTATGTTTGATTTTATCGTTCATAATCCAAATGCTCAACCTAATGACATGCCTCAAGGACGTGTTATAAAACAATTTACATATACTACGAGTCATTTACAAACACAAAATCCATGGTATTGGGATTGGGGTCATTGTGATATTTTAAAAGAAGGATCTAGTATACGATTCTTTTATTACGGACAATATTATTCTTATACAATTCCTGAAATAGAAAACTTAGAATGTGCAAAAATTCAAGTTGCTGTGAAACAATGGGGCGATCGAAGTGGTGATCGTTTTATGACATATGCGGGATTCGATACTATTAATTTTCAAAAAATGAATGTATCAAAATGGAAAGATGTTCCTAACAAATTTTCAAAAGATGATGTATTTTTAGTAGATACAAAAGATGGTACTATTACCCTAAAAGGAATGCCACAATATGGACTAGGCGCTATTGGAAATGCTTGGGACGCTTTTCAATTAAAACCAGGTAATAATCAAATAAAATGTGTTAATTCTGAATGGGCTACTAAACCAGATTATAAAATAAAATATAGAGAGGTGTATTTATGATAGTATATCCTTGTGATAGGAAAATGAATGTTTTGGGAATGGTTACCGACCAAATAAATAATAACATATCCATTTCAAATGATAAGAGAACCGAAGAATTAGAATATGCATCTACCGTATTATCATTAGATATTTCATATGACAATAGTAGTAGGTCGAAAGCTAGAGAACTATTCAAAGTTGGTAATTATTTACTAGTTCATTTTTCTGATAAAGATGATTATTATACAATAATTGATAGAGAAGATGATTATAAAAACAATTCTATTAATTTATACTGTGAAAACTGCGGTTTGGATTTACTTAATGAAATTGTAGATGCGTACGAAGCGGATGCCGAGTATAACATAGCTCATTATGTAAATAAATATATATATGATACTGGTTTTGAAATAAGGATCAATGAATTGGGTGATACTGTTAAAAAAAGGTTATCATTCAGTGGATCCGAAACGTCTACTAGTAGATTGTTATCCGTAGCGACTGAATTTGAAGCGGAACTTGATTACACATTTGAAATTGAAGAATTATCAATTGTTCACAAATATATTGATATTTATAAAAAACGTGGTAACGAAGATCAAAATGTTGAATTACGTCTAAATCGTGAAATTGATAATATTATATGTACCGAGAGCATTTCCGAATTAGTAACTGCATTTTCTATGGTTACTGGTGATACACCGGAGGGTCAAAATGATCCAATTAATCTTATTAATTATGACTATGATGATGGTGATATTTATATTGATAAGAATTCTGGATGGTTATTTTCTAGAAGCGGATTGGAAGAATGGAGTCGATATTTATCCGAAACCGGAACTGATGTTGGCCATATTGTTGGTACATTTTCGTATAGTACAACCGATAGAAAGACATTATGTGATAAATCGGTTGAGGAATTAAAGAAGAAATCTAAACCCAAAACCGAATATGACATTGAATTATCATATTTACCTGATAATGTAAACGTTGGAGATACTGTGTTAGTATCCGATGAGGATGGTAATATATATTTTACGGCTAGATTGACAAAAATTGAAAGAAGTGAAATTAATGATGAAGTAACAGTTACATTTGAAGACTTTGAGGCTAAAGAGCCAACTGTTGCACAACAATTAAAAGATTTAGCTGACCAATTTAATAAAGTAGTCCAACAAAGACCTTTATACACTTGGTTTGCATATGCCGATGATGCTGATGGTACTGGAATTTCTCTAGAACCTAGCGATAAGAAATATTTAGGTGTTTCTTATAATAAATTACAGGAAGAGGTTGATATATCAGACCCTAGTATATTTACATGGTCACTAATACAAGGTCCTCAGGGTGATAAAGGAGATACTGGTGGTATAGGACCTCAGGGACCCCAAGGTCCGCAAGGTGATGTTGGTCCTCAAGGTCCACAAGGTGAAAAAGGTGATACAGGGGATAAAGGAGATAAGGGTGATACTGGTGAACAAGGTCCTCAAGGACCTCGGGGTGAAACTGGAGCCACAGGTCCACAAGGTGATACAGGACCTCAAGGTCCACAAGGCCCTCAAGGCATCCAGGGTCCGCAAGGTCAAAATGGAAGAACATATACGTTAGAATCAGATAGTATCGTAATAAAAAGAACAATAAATGGTGATATGATACCCAACACTGTTACTTTTTCATCTTATTATGCGGAAGGAACTTCAGCATCTAGATTTTTATATTCAGGACGATTTGTAATAGAAGAGGATAATGGAACTGGGTATATCAAAAAATATACATCAAATATTGACGAAAATACAAAACAATTTACACCTAGTGATACTACAAAAATGATTAAATGTACATTATACGCATCTGGTAGTACATCAAAATCATTGGCAATACAAACTGTGACAGTGATAGATGATGCTGAAGCAGCTATTAAATCAGATACGCCTCCAGAAAATACCAATGTGTTGTGGTTTGATACAACTTCTGATTTATTAAAATATTATAATGGAACCGAATGGGTTGTTGCGAATGATTATGCAAATGATTTAAATGATATGAAACAAGAAATTACTAAAGAATATAGTTCATCATTTGATAAATTAAATGCTAGTCTAAGTTCTTTAGTTACTGAATTACAAACAGTAAAAACTGATAATGAAACTAATATTAATCAATTATCATCGCAAATTTTACAAAATTCAGATTCTATTTCACTAGTTACAAGTGAAATTAATAATGTAGTGGATAATATATCTGGTATGGCTACTAAAGAAGAAATTAGTCAATGGGCTCGATTTCAAAATGGCATTATTGAATTAGGAGCTAGTAATAGCCCATTTGCTGTAAAAATATCATCTACCGAATTAGGTTTTTATCAAAATGGAATTCGAATTGCATATTTGAGCAATCAACAATTAAATATAAGTCAGGCTGTTGTAATGAAACAGATTGATTTACAACCATTTCAAATTATAACAGATGCTACATTAGGATTTGTAATTAAATAAGGAGGTAAAAAAAATGGCAACGTTTGGTACTACAAACAAATATATAAACTATAGCGTTAATTCTACAGAGTTGTCATGGGATATCGGTAGCAATACTTCACAATTATTAGTATGGATAGATGTATGGAGAACCAATACAGGATATACAACATCAGGTTCTGGTACTGTTTACGCAAGAATAAACGGTACTGTATATAGTGCCGGAATAACCTCTGCTCAAAAGATAACTTCTACTGCTATAAGACTTGGAACTTGGCAAGTTACTGTTCCGCATAACGCGGATGGTAGTAAAGTATGTCCGGTAAGTGGGTGGATAAATCACAGTCGATTTAATAGTTCTGAAAACGGATACAATCATCAATTAACTAATATACCAAGACAAGCAAATATTACTGAATCACATGATTTTACAGACCAAGATAACCCATCTATAAAATTTAGTAATCCAGGTGGGTTTAATCTAAGTGTGTGGTTGGAACCAAATCCAAATGGTCCACATTTAGCAGAAAGAGATAATATACCCAATACTGGTTCATATACTTGGGAGCTTACAGAAGAAGAAAGAAATCAGTTAAGAGAAGCGTGTAAGGGAAAAACTTGTATATGTCGTGTTGGTTTATATTCAAACAATAAACAGTGGGCTAGTTATCATGATAAAACTTTCACCATGGTTGATGCTTTTCCAACTTTTGATAGTGTCACTGCGAAAGCAATTGACCCTTTTAATTCTTATTATATACAAGGACGGAGCGCGGTAAAATTAACAATTAATGGTGCGAAGGGCATATATGGAAGTACAATTACCTCTTATAGTATTATTGGTGGAGATTATAATTATAACGGTTCGGAAAATAGCTATACAACCGGAGTTTTATCTAAAAGCGGAGTTATAACTTTTACAGTAAAAATAACTGATAGTAGAGGATTCACAGCTAGTAAAGATATAAATATACATGTATTCGGATATACTTTCCCAAAATTAACGGCGGAGGTTTTTAGATCTAATGCAGAAGGTGTAAAGGATTATGCTAATGGGGATTATATAACCATCAAACCTACTTTTTCTTATGTAGAAATACCGGGTAATGGTATAATAAGTAAGAAAATATCAATTGATGGAACTACCAAGAATACCAATTTCGTAAATGGTGGTACATACACTTATGGAACTTATGGTGTTAATTCTGAACATACGGTTGTTATTGAAATAACAGATGCGATAGGAGAGACTGCAAGTATAAGTATTGAAATTGGTATAGGAACGATACCATTCCACATTCCAATACATAAAAGAGGTATGGGTATTGGAAGATATTGTGATACCGAAGGACAACTTCAGGTTGGTTATGATTTAAATTTATTTGGAAAATTACTTATAAATGGAGAAGAGCAACTTACTTTTATTCTTGTTAAAACACTTGATGTGGAAATATAGAGGAGTGATGAATATGTCCAGAATAAATAAAGAAATTGAATATATAAAAGATAGTACAGGTAAAGAATTTATATTAGCAAATAGTATTGCTACCGATGAGAATAAGTCTCTTCAGGATATTTTAAATCTATTGGTTACTGAACATGGATTATTATGCATGGTGAGTGGAACACTCGTAAAACAGCCAAACAATGAAAACTCTATTGTTGTTCATACGTGGTCTGATATAAAAACACTTTTTAAAAATGCGTTTGGAATGGAACCGTCTGATCAACATGTGTTAGGTGTAACATTTACAAACGGAGATGCTGCTGCAAATGGATTACATTTAAATGGATCTACCTGGTCAGGACAGAATTTATATGCAACGTTTAACGAATTTACAAATAGTCCACTGCGTATAGATTATGCCTATTTTTATTATAAGGGTTGGTAATTTATTATTTAAATTGGAGATACAAAAAATGAAAGCTTATATTAAAATTGATGAAAACAACAAAATAATTAGTTGTGATACTAATAAA